TAGGGACTTAAAGCACTACGCAAAGCTTCAAGCTTTTTAGATTGAGGGGCTCCTTTGAGAGATTTATCTTTCATGACGCTTTCAAGGCTTCGATTGGCAAAGAAAGTATTAAGACCATTTCCAATGCCTTGACCTAAACTCATGCCAAGCATTTCGGATAGTCTTCCTCTGGGATCTTCTGTTTCGATTACTTGTACCATGTTAACTTATCCCTCCGCCGCCACCGCTTTTGAATAGGCTGCTTATTCCGCCACCAAGGGCACTTCCAAGTGCTCCGCCTATAGGTCCACCAAGAGCAGTCCCGAAACCAGCTGCTAAAGGTCCTAAGAATCCTTGAGAGCCTTGCTGTTTCTGATAAGCAAATGGTTGATAATTGAGGCCGGTTTGCGCTAATTGATTGTATTGTTGCGTCTGAGCACCAGCAGCTTGACTTTGCAACAGAGCAAATAACTGTGCTAGTTGGGACTGTAATCCCGAGGCTGCTCCTCCCAATGCTTGGCCGAAGCCACTGGATGAAAGTGCTCCTGCTCCTGCAAATCTTTCTGCAATCTGAGGTAAAGTCTGCTCTTGAAACTGATTCATGAAAGGAGATGCGAAGTTTTGAAAAGCTTCATTACCTGGCTGTAGAAGGCTATTATAATAATCTTGCGATTGTTGATAGCCTCCTTGAGAAAGTCCCATAGCTTGAGAGAGGATATTGTTGTGCAATGCCTCTTGCTCTTTTGTTCCGGTGGCAACTTTTTTTAACTTATCTGGGCTCCCGAAGAGCCAATCGCTAAATCCTGGCATAGTTCACCTAAGTTTTTAAATATTCTTGCACCCAAACACACCAGGTCAGTGCATTACCTGAATTATTTTGTATAATAATTGTATTTGTCGAGCTATTATATCTAACGTAAATGTCGGGGTCGTTTAAGAAGTAAGAAAGCCCTGTCGTGTCTTTTGCTCCCCCAAATCCTTGAACTGGATAAAGATACCCCATTATGTTCATTGGCTGAGTAGATGACGATAAGACAAGGCTTGTGCTTCCGACTGGTATGTTTCCACCGTTTAAAAGTACTAGATCAGCAGTGATGCGATAACCATTCCTATTTTGCTGAGGATTAGCAATCTGATACCATTGTTCGAAACTAGCGTTCTCTTGCAGGAGGAATAATCCGCTTTCTTTAGTATTGACGGCATTGGCAACACGACGCAAATAGAGCATTAAAATGTTTTCAAAATCCTTATCTTCTGGATTCACATCCAAGGAGATAGGAAGCTGATTCGTATTTAATGGTATGTTGCTGGAAAAAGTCATTTAAATCCGCTTTACATTGTTAGTTGATTAATCGGCCGCCTTCTCTAAACCAGACGTTCATAGCGTTCAATTCCATAGGGCTTTGGTGCGTAGCAATTTGATTCATGAGACTATCGTCATAGGTAATACCTATTCGCAGATATTGACCAAATTGCGTGCTATAGAAGCGGTACCAGGCATATTCAGATCCGGGAATATATGTTTGTCCATTTGTTGGTATTGTATTCCAGATGCCGCCATTAATATAATTAGTAAATGAAGATGCATCTATACCATCTAGTGTGAAATTGTTACTATCTACAACAGTGATCAAGTAATTTGTAAGAGAAACCGAAGAATTTATTTGTGTTGTTCCCAATACATTGGATATGTAAATGACTTGTCCTGTAATCAAGGAATGATCAAGGCTTTGAATTTGACAAGGATTTGAAGGATTAGTCGGTGTGTTAGTTCCTGTATAAACTTTGGTTATATAATTGCAATTTTGAGATGAGTTAATCAATTCTTGGTTCGTTGCGATCATGTTTGCTTGTTCGCCTAATCGAGAATTAACAAATAGTTGTATTGTTAATGCTGTAATTGCAGGAAAAGATAGATTTGAATCTAATTGGAAATCAATGAAGGATAGTTTGAATTGCTTCCCTTGTCCTTGGTAGGGATTGAAGTCTTTTCCAACTATATTCATTTTAGGGAGTAATGTGACTCTTCCTCCTCCTATATAAACCGCACTAGAAGTTTTATTAACGGCATTATAGACTTCAAATTCTTGATTCCAAATACTTAGAGTAATTACATTTGGATCTGGTAATAGAGTAATTGCATTTATGGCAATTGTCACACTATATATTTGATTATTCAAGCCAGGATCGGTTCCAACCCATAGCGTACCCGTAATATATATAATCTCTCCATCTTCTAAATTGTGATTCGGTATAGTTATCCGTGTCGGATTAGTAGTAAAATCTACTGCTGTAATTGCCATGGATGGAGCATAAAGGGTGTTTACGGGTTGAGGCGTAGTTGCATTGGGATTATTGTATATGTTGATGAAACCTTGCTGAGTTCCCGACGTGATATAATCTACATATTGCTGATCATCTACATTATCCCAGCTAACATTGCTTTCCCATAAGGTTGTCAAACTATCCCAGGTAATACCAAACTGAAATTGAGCTGGGCCAAAGCAAGTAATTGTGTCTCGGAATTTAGCCCAGGTATTGTTTCGATAGTTGAATACTAGCACTGTATTCGGATAAGTCTGTGTTGTAGAGGCATTGGATGTGTCTACATAGTTCCAGTAGACGAGTTCTTTTTCGAAATCTCTGATCCCGTGCACAAAATTCGGCGCGTTATTCTTTATTTCAAAGCTAAATACCTGCTCAGGAATTTGATCATCAAGACGAGTAACACCATTAGCCGCAGCTTGAATGATAGCACGATCACTGACGGCCATTACTCCCTGGTCAAATACAACAGGACTATAAGCACTAACGGCACCAAAGTCGGAAGAAATTCGCTCAAAAATAAACGGAAGGCCATATTCTCCTATATATCGAAGTTGCCAAGTAGAGTATTCAAAAAAGACAATTAAAGTATTTCTAAAGAATGCAGCGCTGACGATTGCTTCATTAGTTGGAGCATCAATAAAGCCACCACGACCGAAGATATCAGAACGCCAACCATTGGTTTGATCTGTGGGGTCACCAATTTGGCTAAATCGGCATCTAGCGAAGAAATTAGTTGAGGCAGTATACGTGCCGGCTGTCGCGCCTTCCCACGTATTAAGGGCAAGTAAACGGCCATAGTAAGGAATTAAAATCTGAGCTTGCCAGAGAGTCACTGTTGCTGTGACTAAAGGCTGTAGATTTATCCATGTCGAGTTATTATAATAGCGTATCGGGTCGTATGAAGGGGCGACTAAGTCTAGATTATTGTTTGTGACAAAGAAATACCTCAAGTCAGGGGTGGCACCTTGGTAATTTGCAGCCCAAAAGAAGTCGGTATTCGTTCCCGTCCAGGTGAATCCTGGCACAAGCTCTTGGAATCCGTTCAGGTATTGATAGGCGTATTTAGTATCAAACCAAACGGTAGAATCTATACCGATAGTCGCAACTTCTCTGCGGAGAATTCCCATGACAGGAAGAGCAGGAAAATAAGAGAAAGTAATAGTGGCAGCGCTTCCGGCTGGAGCTGTGGTGACAATAATCACTGCTCCGGTCATATAGTTAATGACACCGTGGTTTCCTGGTGTCACGCTTAGAAGTCCGCCATTGCCTTGGTCAATGAACGGGCCTGCAACTCCGGCAATCGTGATAATGACGCTACCTTCATTGATTTCAGCATTAGTTTCGGGTGTAATTCCAAGAAGCGTATAGATATTGAATGACCAAGGAGATGCGCCGCTATTTCCTAGAGACTGAGAAGTAAAAAGACGGCTAAGTCTTCCCATAGGAACTTCGCCATCGCGTTTCTTTGTTCTTTCACGGAATACGTAGGCATTTTCTAAATCGGAGAAGGCTTCATTTGGTAGCAAAGCAGGTTTCTTGTCCTGGACTAGGCCGCCTCCTGGGTATCCTCCTATTAGGACTTGTTGAAAACCTGGCATGTTAGTTACCTATTGCTGTCACATACATACTTGTGAAATGGCTACTAGAGGTTGCTTGAATTTGAAATCCTGACGCATTCAAAGTTCCGCTGGCTACGTAGCATCTAACTGTTGAATTGTCATTTAGACTAGGAGTCAATTGAATTGAAAAACAGGTAGTAGGAAAAGTAATAGGGAAATTATAAGTCATTCCTGACACTGGATTGTTTACTTTCATCCATTGAATGATAATTCCACCTGGAAGAAAAGAATATCCATCTCCATTGGCAGTTGCAGAAGGAGTAAGGTTAGTAGTTAATTGTTGAATTAATCCATTTCCAGTTTCCCAAAATAAAGCCTGATCATTTGTGAAAGAATTGACTGTCTTTGAATAAAGCTGACCATAACCCGCAACTGTAGCTGGATCGGCTCCCTGTGGAACCATGTGAGCCACAGTATGATAACCAGCTGGTTGAATCCCCGTCACACCACCATTGTTATTCACGTGATCGACAGCTACTGTATCAAATGTTCCATCGAGATTGTTTCTTATGACTGCTTTTGTCTGACCCAGAGAAGACCCATCAGGTGGATATCCTCTTACATATGGAACTACCATTTTTTCCTCCTAGACTGCAACTGTTGGGATAGGTTGAACATCTTGTGGCCTTCGCAATTTCTTCTTGGCCTTTTCACTCATCTTAGCTTTTAAAATAGAAGTAGGCTTATTGAGTTTCTTCTCTTTTCCTTTTATCACGACCATGAGACTATCCTGTTGTAGATCGCCCTACAAATGGACTTCCACCAAGTGGAATAGGTTTGTTTGGCAGTGGTTTAAGTTTCTTTTTCTTAATAACTGGAGCTTTAATCGATTTCTTTTTCATATAGAACCGAATCCTGATGTTGGCCCGAACATGCCATAGTTTTCTGTCAGCTGATCGGTATAAAGTGTGTTAATACGTTGCTGGCCTATCTGTGCATATGTTCTAGTCTCTATAATGTCGTATCTCTCTTTAAGCATCTTATCAATGAAGATAACGCCATCAGAATCCAGTCTTTCCTCGAATATTTTTTTGGAAGCACCCACAGATAGGATTTCCCACCATTCGGAAAGCTCTGGATTACCTACCATGTCAGCTGCTAAAAGAGCCTGAATAGGCTGACGATAGCATGTCAACTCGATAGTGTAACCGGCATCTGGGGTTGGGCATAGGGTAAATTGGTTCTGCCAGAACATGATTGCAAGAGGAATAGAGAATTGCTTAGGATTGTATTGAATCTGGATCGG